GTCAAGGCAATCTACACCATCATCCCCGATCGTGTTGCTGGCCAAGGGCCGGACTCGTATTGGTACATCGATGGTCGTGGTATCTACCACGAGGAGATCTGTGGTGGTGCAACCTACGCACACCCTGTTTGGAACTATGGCAACGATATCGTGATGGCTGAGAATTGGCTGTCATGCACCCTGTATGATTTACACCTTGTGCCGGGTCCCGCCAACCGCGCGGTCGTTATCGCTTGCCCCTCATATACTGTCTGGCTCCCCCCATTTCTCATGCGTCGGTTCTTCAACTATCCGACCATGCAGCGGGTCCCCGTATCTGTCTCACGCACGGGTGCTGTCGCACTCACGGTCGCACGCGACCGTGAGGTGCACATTAGCATCCGTCGCAGTGAGGCGTCAGGACACAGCGTCACAATTCCTCTGCCGATTTACTCAGCAGTGCGCGACCATGTGCTTTCGACGAAGGTCCCAGGAGTTGCCGGCATTAACAACGTTCTCGAACGTTGTGGCAAGAATCTGCCTGTTGAGGATGTGTATGCGCTTGCGGCGTACCTCCAGGCACCAGCGGAGCTGACGGAACCGGTGAATTACACCCGGTCTGTTGACTCTGACAACCCGGGCAAAGCCTTCGCCACGCTCGCCGCTGAGCCAATTGTACCACCGGCTGCGGCAGCAACGATGCACGACGCTAACACTGATGCGTCGGTGCAGAAGCGCGTACTTGACGTCCGCAACACCGTGAAACCTCCTCAGGAGTATTACGGTTACGCGAGCGAATTTAACGCGTTCCTGTTTCCACCGGGGACCCCATATCTGATTCCGATGACGCGCGAGGAGGCGATTCTGAGGCTTGCAAAGACCTCTGATAAGTTCTCCGCCTACCTACGCAACGAGTCGGCAATTAAATCAGACAAGCTCGAGGATGTGCAAGCATTCTTGAAGCGTGAGGTTACCCCGGGTGCAGCGGCTAAGGGCCAGCCGTCCCGCCTCATTTTCCCCGTCGAGCACGAGACGCTGATTCGCACCATGCGTTTCATCGGGCCGATGAAGGATTATGAACTCAACAACATGCGGCATGGTGTTGGGTTCTCCTGTGTCGGGTTAACACCCACCGAGACAGGTGAGCGGGTCCAGGCGTTCGCGCGTGGCGTCTCAAGTATTGACCAAACTGATTTCTCAAAGATGGATGGCACCCATTC